CAGCGGTAAAGTTTTTATCAGCGATGTCAGCAATACGAGCAGCATTCAATACTTTAGTTTGGAAGTTTTGATCAAACTCTTGTCCTAAGAATTTAGCTCTTTGTTCTGCCAGCACCATTGCTGTTTGCTGTCTATTAGACAAGTTTTGTAAACCCATCGTTTCAAACACTTTGGCATCAGTGGCAGCAATGGGAAGAGCAGCTTCTAATGTAGCTTGAACAATGGCCTGTCCCGCTATGCTACTAGCGCCTAGTCCTCTAGCTGCAAGCTGTGCTGTAACACTACGCATAGAGGCAGAAGCCCAAGGTGGTGGATTGCCTGCATCAAAGCTTGTCAACAGTTTGTTAAGCTGACCTTGTGTGGTCATCTCTTCTGTCACTACACCTTGAGCAGCTTGTGTCTTAGCTAAGGCTTCTTCAACTTGTTTCTGATCTACAGCAGAGCCACTAACAATCTCTCCAGCTTGTACAGTTCTTTTCTGTGGGGCAACCACTTGTGTAGCAACACCTTGAGCAGCTTGTTCCTTACCCACTGCTGTCTCAGTTGGAACAACAGTGGCAGCTTGTGCCAGTGCTTCTTTAGATACAGCGCCTTGTTCCGCTTTAACGCCAGTTAAACTTTCAGCAACCTTTGCCTGTGCAGCATCTGCTGCTATTTTCTCTTCAGCCACTGCTGAAGGAGCACCCACTTCGGCAGCAACGACATTAGTTGAGGGAGCAGCTTGTTGTGTAGGCACTGCTTGTGGTGTTGCAGACACCATTCCGGGAGCTATTGCTGTAGTTGAAGCAGTACCCATAGTTGCTGATGGGTTTGCCGGTTCTACAGCACCACCAACAGCATAGTTTCTTTCGCCTCTAGTAGATTTAGTACGCTCACCTAAAAGCTCAATGAGAAGAGAAACAGCAGAGGTTACGTCTTTGCCTTCTTTTTCTTTTTCTGTTGGTGGCTGTTCAGGCCTGCTACCTAAATTAAAAGGATTTGTACCGCTAGGAGTGACTGCGTTGGCTGTACCGAATGTTCCAGCAGCAGACACAGTGCCTACACCAGTGGCAGAAGGAACAGTGAGTCCTTGTGCTCCACCCATGCCAGTAGGCGAAAATGGGTTTATAGAAGAAGTTAAATTAGGAGTGGCTCCTTTTACAACGCCTTCGGTTACAGGTGCTGCAAGATCAAAACTAATAGGTGTTCCACCTGCTGGTAAAGGAGTTGCGGATGGTACTGCTTTAAGGGCAGTGGTTTTAGAAGCACCAGATCCAAAGCTGTAATCAAGCTGTGTAGGCATACTGCTAGTTGTCACACCAGCTGTAGCACTTGGGGCTACTGAAGCAGCCAAATCAGCACCAGCATATGCGCTAGGCTGACTTAGTGTACTAGAAATAGCAGCTTCTTCGGCTGCTAAAGCAGCAGCTTCTGCTTCTGTTAGTGTAGCGCCTGTAGTAGCTGCGTCAGCAGCAAGCAACTCAGACCCATAATAATAACCACCAGCAACAACAGCAACAGTTACCCAGCCGCCGGGAATAGTGTCATTTACAAAGTCATCAACTTGTGCGCCAACTTCTTTAACAGTGCCACCAATACCGCCACTGTCGTCTACGCCTAAAACATTATCAGCGGTGTCTACTAAAAAATCAAATAAACCATACAGCTTAATCTGCCTATTGCCTACGTGCTTAAACGCATGTTCTGGTAATGAGGGTATTCCTAAAATATCTAAACTATTACTATATCTCATAATACAGCCTTCCAATTAAATTCAGGTCTATCCGAAGCAACCACAGGAAGACCTAAACTTTTTAATAAAGGAATAATTTGTGGATTATCCGCACCTCCATAGACGGTCTTGATATCAGATTGTTTTATTTTTTGAATAAGTTTAGTAAGAGATTGAATTAGTATTGTTGGTTTATCTATGGTATATAACATAAAATAAACAACACCCGGCTCAAGCTTTCTAAGTTCTAGTACAGACTCATTCTCTTGCAATAGAAGATTGTCTCCTACTTTTGCTAATCTATAAATAGTGTTAAGTCTTTTAGCTGGGTCTTCTCCTTTAGATCTCATATATTGTTCAATGATATAAGAAGCTTTACTTTTAGGAGCAGCTACAGCACCACCTTGTGCATATCCAACCATACCACCCTTAGCCATGTTCTCAGCAAACTTAGAAGTGATGAAAGCATATCTCTGTGCATCTGATGGTCTAGACATTAAGAACTCATCAAACATTTGCATAGGGCCGTCATAGCCCATCTTTCTGGCTACAACTTCTTTTTGTGTTGCTGTGAAATTTTCTTTCATTTCTTTACTACCCTATACAAATATTCTAAAAAATGTTGATTATCTTTTAACACTGATATCAATCCTGTAGTTAAACAATACACTTGTCTTTCATTCATATTAAGCTGCATGGCATTATCTATTGCATGTATAGCTTCATGTAACACTGTATCCACTTCTAGTGGCAAGGGCTGACCGTTCTTTACTCTTATCTTTAAGTTGTCCCAATCACACTCACCAACAGCATCTTTTAATTCATCTAAATAAACAATCTCATATTCCCTACCAATTATATTTAGGTGGTTTGGAGACATTATAACACCGCTTAAGCAACAAGTCCATTTAAATACACCGTCTTACCATTTTGTTTGGTTGCTGTCAACTCTTGTTTCTTAAGGTTGTTTGGGTCATAGGAAACATGAACCCACCCGCTGTCAGGAATACCACTTGTATAAAATTCTAATATAAGCTGTGTATATTCTAAGTTGTCCATAATCCACTGAGCAAGCTCAGCATTAGGTACACCGGGTATTTCTATATCGGCTGCTTGGCCCTTGCAATGGTCTGAGGTACGAGAGCCTCCAACTGCTGCATTACTTTCCGCACTGCGAAATGCACTATTACACTTTACACCTTTTTGATAATGATCTCTAACAGGTTGTAATACTTTCTCGCACAAGAGTTTAAGGCTAGCAATGGCTGCTTCATTAGGTGTGTTGTCCAAACCTAAACGCAAAGCAGTCTCAGACTTGGTAAGCTCATGTAAAGAGAAGTTGGTTGTTAAATTCATTTCATATTCCTTAAAGTGTTATAGGTTTCAATACAAGCATTAAGCTTTCTTATGGCTGTGTCGCCTTCGGCTGTGATGGCGATAAGAGATTCAGCAACCGATCTGTCAAGTTCGGTTCGTGTTTCTCCGCTGTTATCTCCAGCGGTAGTGGAGGCATCTGAGGTGGAACATACGGAGCTTTGGGTGGGGATTGACAAGCGCAGATCACCAGTGGCAATGTTAGCCCTAAGAGTAGTGATTTTCTTTTCAGCATCTTTGTTAGACTTTCTTAATGTATCTGCATATGTTGTGGCTACTACAGCCATTTGCTTCTCTGTCTCTCTAGCCTTCTCATTCAAAGCAGCAATTTCAGCTTGTTGTTTCATGTGAGCATCATGACCACCCTTCCAATAACCCCCTCCAAAACTGCTTAGAACAGCCAGCAAGACGGTTAAAAGTATGTAGGGGTTAAGGATGCTCATGGGGCAGGGGGATCATTGTCGTTGGCTTCTGCCTTAGCGCTTGCGTTGGCAATTGCCTTGACACCAGAGCGTCCAGCAACACCACCTAACACACCAGTGATGAAAACCATTATTGTTGAGATCTGCTGTGTATACACCTTATCAATTGCAGCCATGCTGCCATTCATAGGCTGTGTAACAAAACTCACTGAGTAGAGAAACATACCCATAGAAGCTAGCAGAATAGTGACCAGCACCACAATGACAAATGCCCATACTCTGACTTCAATCTCATCAGCAGTTAGGCGGTTATTAGGTTTATATCCAATTGTTGGCATCACTTCTTCTCCTCTGGTTTAACAAGCATCTCAGGACAAGTTCCTGCTGCTGTACAAATTGGTGGCTTACATTCTTCACTATTCCAATTCTTTGGGTCTTGGCAAGGATAGCGATAGCGGTCTTCGCACCCTGTCAAACACAAGATTGTCATTAATACTAATAGGCTTTTTATCATTTTCCTTCCTTTCAATCTTTCTTCTAAGTCTTTCTATCTGCTCAGTTTGTTGCTTCACTTCTTGTTTCTGTGCAAGAACATCAAGGTACATCCAAGCTAATAAAGGTAACATAAAAGCTACTAAAACAACAGCAGCAACCCATCCCAATACTCCCATCACATCACTCCCTTGTATTGGTGAAACGACAGCAGAAGAACCCAAAGGTATCCGATAAGCGCCAGAGTCAAAAGGCTGTAGACGAGCTTTCTTTGTCTGTCTTGCTCTGTTACTTGACGTTGCCATCTTTTAATTCTTTCCCGCTTTTCCTGCACTAGCCTAGCTGCTTCCTGTTCTGCTCCTATAATATCTCTCATCTCAAACACTTTGCCGTATAAAGCTCCCATTTCTGGAGGGCTTTGATACACCATAGTTTCTCTTATGGTCTTTTCTAACTCTGCCATCTGATCTAGTGCCATCACCCTCTTTAGGGCAGCTTCCATTAGATTGGCTTGTGGGTCGTAAACTGTTTGACTCTTCTCTTCTTCTTCTCTTATATGTGCAGCTAGCTGTTCTTGGAGTTTAAAAAACTCAGTGAGCTTGGCTACTACATCCACCATCACCTGAGTTTCATCTACTGCTACAAACTGTTCTCTCTTCTTTGTGTTTGAAACTACAGCAACAGGTGTTGGCTTAGAGCCAAACAGCTTGCTCCAAAATCCTTTTACTTCTTTACCTATTCCTACAACTTCATCTACTGTCTTCTTAACTTCCATAAAGGAAGTTTTGGCCTGCTTATAAAGCTCACAGCCTTCCTTGATTGCAGCTACACAGGCATTGGCAGCAAAGAGGATGGTGATCGGATCAATTTCACATACCTACTAATTTTTTAAAAAATTCAGCAGCAGCACCCGGCCCTATTAATACAGCCACCATCACTGCATAAAGAAGATATTCAATCTTAGTCATACGTAAAGAGCCATCAGACAGAGACTTGCATATCTGTCCGTATCTCTCAGCACACACAGCTTCATGCACAGCTAGTCTTTTGTCTGTTTCATCTTCAAGCATTAGATGCTCCAAGGCATGCCGGTAGCTGTAGTTGGGTTTTTCTTTGATTCAATCTGAGAAGCCAAAGAAGCCTCAATTACTTCCTCGCCTAACTTGTCTTTTACCCACTCAATTACTTGAGCCTTGGTCAAAGATGCGTAGGGTGTTGTTGGTGTACCAGCTTCAAAATGGACAGTGCCGTAGGTGGATGCAGAATATTCACCATCTACTTTTGTGACGTTGTAATGCACTGTCGTTACAAATCCGTCAGAGGTGTTGCGGTCAAGTTGGTTGATTGTGTAGGTTGTGGTCATGGTTTAGTTTCCTTCTAATGCTGTGATACGGGCTGTGAGAGATGTTATTAGGGCTTGTTGTTCTTGGATGGCTTTGACCAAAGTTGGAATCAAGTTGGCATTAACTGCTTTATAAGGTTCTTCACCTTCAGGCGCAGGGTCAAGCCATTCTTCAATCATGTCAGGAAATACTGTCTCAAACTCTTGCGCAATAAAGCCACGAGCGTTTTTAATGTCAGCGCCTTTGCCTTCTTTCCAGTCAAACTTGCGTGGCTGCAAAGCCATGACTTTTTCAAGTCCGTCATCCAAATCACGGATGTTTTCTTTCAATCGTTGGTCAGAAATTCCGCTAATAGTAGTGCTGGTTGCTGAAATGACACCACTATAACTAACATAAAAACGAAAAGCTGAAGCCCCTGTCGAATACAACAAATAAGAATAGTTTGAAGACGATGTAGACGAGCCAACAGTTGAAAAATAAGGAGCAGCACTATCGTATGTAAGTTTTAAACCAATTCCCACTTGAGGATTGGCACTCGTAGTCCCCACCAGCAAGTTACCGCTGGAGTCGAGCGTCATTGCTTGGGTGAAAGATATGGCGTTACCTGCTGTGCCTGATGCTGCTGTATTCCAAATGTGTTGGCCTGAGCTTTGAATGTATCTTGTAGCAAAACCATTAGATATATATTGTTGCGCTCCCGCTGCCGTAAATCCCCAATTAGATGCTAGTGAAATACTGTTTGCAGAATCTGCATAAAAAGAACCATTATTGTTCTGAATAACTTTTGCCGAACTTCCTGAATACCAAGCATAAGGAGTAACACCCAAGCCCAAGTTACCGCTGGAGTCAAGGGTGGCTTTAATACTATCTGCAACAGCAAAATAATGTGCCGCACCACTAGGAACTGTCGTATACAAACTTCCCGTCAAACTGTATGTACCTGCCATTGTTGATGACGCATAAGCACCATTAAATGACAATGCTGGCAATGTAGTTGAGTTTGATAAAACACCTAAAGTAATAGGTGTTGCCGCTGTCGATGTTTTTACATGAAGCGTTTGTGCTGGCGAAACAGTACCAATACCCAAATTACCAGCACTATCAAACCTTGCAGCCTCTACACCGCCTTCAGAAAAAGCAATGGTGTCAGCAGCAGGAAAGAAAATACCTGTGTTGGTGTCGCCTGATGTAGTGATTGCAGGTGCTGCTGCTGTTCCAGCTTGCACAGTTGTAACACCTGTAGCCGACAACGTAGTGAATGCACCAGTAGATGCAGTTGTAGCACCAACAGTGCCGTTGATGTTGATAGAGGCTGTGCCTGTAAGATTGGTTACAACGCCGCTAGAGGGTGTTCCTAATGCTGGAGTAACTAGCGTGGGGCTTGTAGACATAACCACATTGCCTGTGCCTGTAATGGCATTGCTTACCAAACCTTTAGAAGCATCAGTGAACACAGCTTGAGAAGCTGTTAAAGAAGACAGAATGGGCTGTGCTGTTAGGGTGGCTACGCCAGTAACACCGAGTGTGCCAGAAGCTGTTATATTTGCAAATCCGGCTGTACCTGTCAATGTAGGAGAAGCTGACAACACCATATTGCCAGTGCCTGTCACTGCATTACTTAATGTGACACCACCATATGTTAACGCTGCTGATAGTGTAGTAGCCCCGGTAACACCAAGTGTGCCACCAATAGAAGCAGCACCAGCTAAATAGAAGTCTTTGAATTTTAATGAGCTTGTGCCTAAGTCAACAGTGTTAGTAGTCTTAACACCAAGCACAGAAGCAGAAATTGTTACATCTTGCGTAGGGCCAAGCGCAAGAATAGGTGCTCCTTCACCAGAAGTACCATCATGATTGTGGCCTGTAGAAGCATTAAAGGCAGATTGAATGCCATCAAACTCACCATCTAAATCAGCAGCATTAATAACATTACCGTCTGCAATGTTATTGATAGTGTCTACTCTTGTATATCCTGCCATGTTATTTCCTTAATAAATGCCTAACAGTTTTACCACATTAACGCC